TAAAGTTTCTTCTAATGGCAATAACGATAGTAGCGACAGCAGGAGCAGCTAACGCAAATAGTTACATCTCACTTACAGAAGCAAATGAACTGATTGAAGGTTTTGTTGCTGATGATGATGTAATTGCTTGGGAAGCTGGTTCAACAAGTGATGACTATAGAAATCGTGCTTTATATACAGCAGCACAGAGAATTGATCGTGAAAGATTTTTAGGTGCTAGAGCAACAGATACACAAGCAATGCAATGGCCTAGAACAGGAGTCAGAAAACCTGACACTTATATCAATACTTATGCAACTGGTTTTCCTTTTCGTATAACAACTGATTATTTTACAGACACAGAAATACCTGATCAAATAAAGAAAGCACAGGCTGTCTTGGCTGCTTACTTGAATAACAATAAAGACGGTCTTGGACTTAGTGGATTAGAAGATTATAAAAACATCAAGGTTGGATCTTTGGATGCAACTCCTAATTCTTACGGTGCTGTTGGTGCTGATCGTGTACCACCAATGTTTGAAAGATACTTCACAGGCATTAGAATTAGTGGACCAGGTAACATTGCAGTAAAACGGAGCTAATGGGAATGTCTTCTTATCCAGCAGCAATCATCATCACAGACACAAACGCCCATACAGGGAGGTTTGGAAAAATCACTTGTTTAACAGATTCGACTGTTACTTTGGTTTCTCCTAATGTCACCAAGAATGGTTCTTCAACTGTTTCTGGAATTGATCTAAAAGCAAGCACAGAAATTGAAGGAGTTTTCACCAGCATTACTCAAACAAGTGCAGGATCAGTTATTGCTTATAGGATCTAATGCCAGTAAAACCTAAAGGCTTTAGAAAAGCAGCAAGCAAAGTCCTTAAGGCTGTAGGTGGTAATATTACGATTCGTAAAGTCACAGGAAGTGCTTATAACACCACTACAGGTGCAATGGGAGAGACAACCGCAGATACAACTGTTAAAGGTTTTGTTGAAGGTGTTTCTAAAAGAGAAGTAGGAGAATTAATAAAAGCAACTGATAAACGGTTAACAATTGCTGCATCTGATTTGGATTACACACCGACTGTTTCAGATCGAGTTGTAATTAGTTCTACTGTTTATCAAATTATTAGGATTGAGACAACAGAACAAGGTAATACTGCTATTAGTTATGAATTAATTCTGAGGTCGTAATGGCTAAAAAAATAATCCAAGTAAACCAAATTGATGATTATATACAAGATCAATGTGACAAGTTAATCAGAGTTGCAGTATTGGAGGCTGATTCAAAAGTAAAACAAGCAACCCCAGTTGATTCGGGAAGATTAATGAATAGTTGGCAAGTTGGTGAAAATAGTGCAAGAGGTGGAGCAGGTTTTGGCCCCGTTACTAAATCAGTTCCTCCTGTTGATCGGATGAACTATACACTTGAAAGGTTTGGTCAGAATTATCATATCCATACAAATTTGCCATACGCTGAACCAGTATTAACAGGGAACAATTTACCTAGCTCATGGAAAGGTAGATGGAGAAGTGCTGAGAATAAATATCAGAAAAATTATATTCCTATTCAAGTTGCTAAAGATATTCAAGGAATGATTAGAGTCAATGCAAGACGTATTGGCTTGTCGTCATGAGTAGCACGTTTAATGATGTTAGGGCAGCAATAGAAGGTCGTATTGCTACAGAAATGGCAGCAAGTCCTTCCTATCCTGTTAGCTATCCAAATGCTCCATTCACTCCACCAAATAACACTCCTTGGATCGCTGTCTCGTTAATTTTTGGAAATAATAATTACGCAACTTTAGAAGCACCTGCTACTGGTAAGTCATTTAATAGACAAACAGGAACTTTAACTATTGATGTCTTTACACCTGCTGGAGTGGGTGCTGGAGCTAATTACACAATTGCAGAACGTGTAAAAGATAAGTTTGATAGAGCTAAATTCAGTAGTATTATTTTTGATCCTTGTTCTGGATTAGCTACAATAAGACCAGCAGAGCAAGAAGCGTTCTTTCAAACGCAATTCTCGGCTACATTTGACGCATACTTAGATTGATCTAATCCAATGGCTGTCACTGTTTTATCAGGTACGTCTGGAGCCTTGTACTACAAACCTGCTGGTACAACAGGGACATTCGCTCCTTCAGACGTAACCATAGGCACTGAAACTATGGTTGTTCAGGCTTACTTAAACCTAAAAGTAGGTGATCCCGTTAAATTTAAAGTTGTTGATTCTTCTACAGGTGGAGCTGGAACAGGGACATTACCTGCTGGGTTAACTGCTGGAACAACTTATTACGTTAAGACTTATACAAACAGTTCTGGAGCAATGACTGTTTCAGCAACTAACGGTGGCTCTGCTGTAAACCTTACTGATGTAGGAACAGCAGCAGCACCTAATGAATTTGAGGTCTATTACAGTGACTATGCTGCTATTGGACAAGTTCAATCTTGGTCCTTTGAAGTGACAAGAGCTGAAATTGATGTAACTACTATTGGTCAAACAGTAGGACAAACAGCACCATTTAAGGCTTATATTCCTGGCTTCGCTGATGGCTCAGGAAGTGCAAGTGTTTATGTTACAGACGAAGATGCTGCTTTATCTAACAGGCTTGTAGAAGATGTTTTACAACGTCAGCAAGTTGGAGCTGCATTTAGGCTTTACACAGATAAGCAATCAACTGAAGCATTAAGCAGAAGTATTTCAATGGATGCTGCTTTACTTTCTGCAAGTTGGAACATTAACCCAGATGACGCTCAAATGGTTGAGATTGCATTTAGGCCAACAGGCTCACCAACATTCGACTTAAGTTCATCTTCATAGTCGGTTTACACCCCTTTGCTTAGTTGCTTAGGGGTTTTTTTATGCGTACAGTTATAAAGCAAACAGAATTACCCTTTATGGCTGCTGCCAAAACTAAGTTATCGGCTTTAGAACAATTAAAAAAAGCTGCTAATTTAACACCTACAAAAAAAACTGTTGAATTGCAAACAGGAGGTGTCTTTGAATTTTGGTCAACTCCTTTAACAATGGCTGAGAATGAAAGAGCAAAGCAGATTAATAAAGATATGGGAAATGACGGAGACTTAGATGCTTTTGCATTAACTTTGTTTGTTCAAAAAGCAACAGATCAAAACGGAACAAAATTATTTCAGAATGGACAAATTGCTGAAATGAAAAATGAATTAAGGCATGCAGATTTGCAAGCTTTAATGCTTTCTGTGATCCAAGAGACACCTAACGCCACAGAAGAGAGGCAAGTTGTTGACCCAAAATAGTTAAGGCTCAACTAAAGAAAGACAATTGGTTGAGACTTCAATTAGGAGTAGCAAAAGAATTAGGTTATACACTAAGGGAACTAAACGAGAAAATGAATGAATCAGAGCTTTTACTTTGGTCTGTTTATTTTGAATTGTTGAATGATGAGCAAGAAGAATCTATGCGTCGTTCACGCTATCGTTAAACTATTAAAAAAGGTCGATTAAATGCCAGCAGTAGCAAATGTCGAAGTTGCCTTACTCACGAGTAAAGCACAAGCAAATGCCAAGGCTCTAAGGGCTGAAACTTTAAAACTTAATGCTGGTTTAAAAGGAACTGCTGCTAGTGCTGGTATAGCTAAGAAAGGTGTATTGGGTTTAGGTGCAAGTTTAGCTAAAGTAATGGCTCCTATAGTTGCTGTTACGGCTGCAATTGGAACTGTGACAGGCAGTTTCAAAAGGATGGCTGATAGAGAAAAAGATATAAAAGTATTGAGGAATGGTTTAAAAGGATTAGTTACTGATAGTGAGTCAGCAGCAAAAGTTTTACAAAAAAGTGCTGACAGGTTAGGAGATACAACATTATTTAGTCAGGATCAATTTAATGAAGGTTTCAAATTATTAACCAGTTTTAGAAGTATTGCCGTTAGTTCTTATGACCGTATAGCTCAAGCGGCTGCTGACGTTGCAGAAGTTTCAGGGACAGATGTAAATCAGGCTTTCATGCAATTAGCAAAAGCAATTGATTTACCAGAAAAGAACTTAGCTAACTTGTCACGTTCAGGGATTATCTTTACTGACGCACAAAAAGATTTAATTATTGGATTAAAAGAATCTGGCGATGCGATGGGAGCACAAGCCAAGATATTAGAAATTATTGAAAGCCAGTATGCAGGAGCGGCACAAGCAGCAGGAAGTGGATTTGCTGGTGCTTTAGATTTATTAGGTGAAAACTTTGCTGATTTTCAAGAAGCTTTAGGAAAGGATTTAGCTCCTACTTTTGCACCGTTAATTGAAGGCTTAGCAAAATTAGTGGGTAGCGAGAAATTTGTATTGGTACTTGGAAATGCTTTTAAGACTTTAGTTTTTCCTTTGTCTGCTGCTGCCAAATTAATACAAGGATTAGGAGAGGGTCTACAGGAATCTTTAGGGCCAGAAAGAATAAAAGCTATTTCTGAAGCATTTAATGGATTGCAGCAAGCAGTATCAAAAGGCTTTGTTTTATTTGAAAAGTTCTTCCTTATTATTGGAAAACATTTAGGAGCTTTACCTAAAATCTTTGCTCCTTTAATTGAAAATCAAATAAAATTCTGGACAGGTCTTGCAGAAGTAGCAACAGGAGTAGCAACAAAAATAGTAAATGTCTATAAAGGTGTTACAAGTGCAATCAGTGGATTTTTTGGAAATGTCTTTAATGATATAAAACAAAGAATAACTCGTTTTTATGAAGGATTGCCTGATTGGATGAAGAAAGCTCTTGAATGGATGATGGGTAAAGCAAAGGCAGTAGCAGGAAAAGTTGTAGAAGTAGCTGGCAATGTACAAGACACAGTTACAGGTGGTTTTGATGCTGCTGTAAATACTGTTATTGATACTGATGCTTTAAAAGAAGCATTGTCTGATGCAAATGTTGATGCTGCTCAAGCTATTTCTGAATATTTAGCAAACCCTGTAACATCAGAAAATAGTTTGGATAAAATTACAGACAAACTTCCTGAAAATTTAGAAAAAGGAAAGAAAGGTTTAGAAGATTGGAAAAAAACATTAGAGCAGGTCAAGACAACACTTGCAGAAGGATTGCATGGGGCAATTATGGGGTTAATAGATGGAACTAAATCTCTTGGCGAGTCTCTTGCTGGAGTCGCTAAACAGATTGCAAGCATGTTTTTGAAGAAAGCGATTTTTGGAGCGTTTGGATTAAAGGCTGCTGAAGGTGCTTATGTTGCTAATGGAATTAAACCATTTAATCAAGGAGGTTTAGTTACTAAGCCCACGATGGGACTCGTGGGAGAGGCAGGAGAGGATGAATATATAATTCCAGCCTCTAAGATGGCTCAGTCAATGCAACGGTATTCAGAAGGAGCGAGAGGTGAATCTGTGATTCCCGGTTCTGCTTATGGTTCTTCTGGAGGAGCTGCTGGAACTTCAACAACAACTGTTAACTATTCTGGCCCTGTTCTTAACTTTAATTCTGAAGAATTTGTTCCTAAATCTGCAATTGGTCAAATTATTAATTCAGCAGCATCAAGAGGTGCAAAAGCTGGAGAAGCTAGAACATTATCTAGTCTTCAAAACTCACGTAGTAGGAGAAGTAATT